TGCTGCATAATCATGCGACATTTGACCATGAACAAGGGGACTACGAGAAAGAAAAAGTAGTTTGTAAATTCTTTAACCCAATGGGTGCTGGTACATGGTTCTGTCATAGTATGGACGAAGATGGCAGAATATTTGGTTACGCACACATTACAGATGGAGAGTGGGGTTCGTTTTCAATTCATGAATTGCAAAACCTAAAGCTTCCACTCGGACTTAGCATTGAACGTGACATTCTATTTGATAACAACGATGTTACATTTGAAGAAACCATAAAACAATTTAAGGGAGAACAATATGGGTAAAATATTTGCAAACGATAAAGCATATGTAGTACACCAAAAGCTACGAAAACTGCTTAAAGAATATCCTAAACTAATGACAATGAAAAGTGCTGACCCTGACCGAGAAGCCATGTTGATTGTTGGTAACATCTGCATGGACGACCATGCACTTGAAGAACTATCAGCATCCATCGATATGCAATATACATATGAAAAGGGTATGGGTGAAGGAGAATATGAAAATGAGTAGATGGCAAACAGATGCAAAGCATCGTGAAGCCTGTAATCGTTATCGTAATTCAGATAAAGGAAGGGCAACACGTAAAGCATATGAAAGCAGACCAGAGGTAAAAGCCAGGCGTAAACAATTAG